GCGTGGACGACAAACGGTAGCCAGCAATGCCAGTGTCGGCGCAATGCTGAATGACGCGATTGGTAACAATAAAGTTGTTGAGGATGCGGTCACTGAGAGTGCGAATGGCGTCTGCACGGGGCAGCGACAAAAAACGGGTCAAGGTCATAGTCTGGAACTTGTGACCTTGCTCGGCAAGAACGTTGGAGATGCAGCAGAGTGCGAGTTGCATGGTGCTTACTCTGACACAAAATGGAACGGGGTCAAGAGATTTTTTTTGAATTAAATTCTTTTTGCTCGTACTTGCCATCCTTGAAGAAGGCTAGGACTTTGAACATTTGATCTTCGTTGACGCACCAGTTATCTACTTGGGTATGCTTCTTGTGGTACTTTAACTGGTCAAATGTTTTTCTTGAGATTGAACCTATGAATTCAACTGTAGTGTAATTTTTGTCAATTCTGGCGAGAACATAGATTTTAGGATTCTTTTTCTCATATTCTTCAAAAGGAATTTTTAATTCAATATTCTTATGGGGCCAAGTCGCAGCCTTGATTTCAACACCATCAAAATCAATCTGATCGCCAAGGTCATAAATTTTAGTATCGATTTCTTGATTAGTTAAAGCTGCGTAGGCGATCTCGGCAGAGATGCCAAGGATATGAGAGTAGCCGCTTTCTCTGTTAATTTTAAATCGATCTTTATCTCGGAACGATTCATGTTTTGCGTTGTTGCGAGCCATGCCAAGTTTTTCAGCAAGTTTGCGCTGCTCATCAGACAACTTATAAACATTATTAATCATTTAAATAGTAATGATTGTTTCACAGAATTAGTCAAAAGATTTTTTTAAAATTTATTTGTCATTAAATAATTGTGAGTGTTTTCTTCTACATCAATAATTTGATAACCTAAATTAAATAAATATTCACTTGCTATTCCATTAAAATCTTCTAACCAAATTATGGGTTTGTCTTTTTTTAACATATTTGTCATACCTTGAAATGCAGAAAATTCATGCTGTTCGATGTCTATTTTTATAAATTTAACAGGCTCTGGAAATGAAAAACTATCTAAAGATAATACGAAATTGACATTCTGACCATCTGGAGAAATTGTTACGCCGCCCTTGTTAAACTCAGGCCCATTTCCATAGTGAACTATTCCGTTGCAACTACCAACCCCAACATTAAAACACTTGATTTTTGGATAAAGTTCAGTGTTCTTTCTTAAGAAAGTAAAATTAACATAATGAATTTCAAAAGACCATATATTTAAATTAGGAAAATATTTGTGAAACATCAATGAATGATTTCCAATATTAGCTCCAATATCTAACATCAGTCCGTCAGATGGGAAGTAAGATTTCCATTTATTAAAAATTTCAAATTCATAAAAATTTTTATTTTTTATAATTTCATTGGAAATGATATCGAAATCTTCGTAAACGATCATTGGCAAATCTTGAACGTTAGTCAATTTGAATTGATTTTTCATCAAATAGTAATGATTGTTTTACTTACCGAATCTCCGCATTGACCGCATTTAGGGCCAATTTCATGATAATCATATTGGAAATGCTCCATGATTCCTTCAAACGCCATGTGATTATTAAGAATTTGCTCTTTTACCTTTGCCAGAACATGATCGATAATTTTTGCTTTTTCTTCTGAGGAAAGATCATTGTACCGTTTTCCGTCTACAGTAAAGTCATATGCGGTACAACCTTGAGTAATTTCAAATTTCATACTTATTTGCTTTTAAGTTGTTCGTGATTGAGAATCACCAGGAAGAACACGATAAGAGTCTTCTTCAAAATGTTGGGTAGAGACTTCAAGAATACGGGATTCTTCCAAAGCATAAACTTGATGCGGCTGCAAACGTGGAATATCTACCATTTCGCCTTGAGCTATGATTTTTTTATTTGTCATTCCTGTATTAGCGTCTGTCCAAGAAACACAGACGGTTCCAGAAAGGATGTACCAAGTTTCATGCTTTTTATCGTGAAAGTGCATACTGCCCTTGGCATCTTTTTTAAAGTCAAGAAACTTGCAACAATAATCGGGGCAATTAATTAGCCAAGTTTCTGAACCCCATCCTTTGAGGTGGATTTGTGGCTTAGGAAATGAAATTAATTGCGGAGACAAAGTATTCATTTATTTGTAGTTAAGTTATTTGTGATTTAATCTTTAATTTGATCCCAACGCCATGTTCCTTTGTATTTTATCATAACGTCATTTTCTAAAACCAGATTTGTTCTACCATGTCGTTCTGCAAGACCTGTATTGTTGAGATCATTCAACTCAGGATACATAATTGGAACAGAGCCGCCCAAAAGTTCCACATAACCTTTATTGAAAGTTGTTTCAAAAATTACTTGATCTCTCTTTGATCTGGCTATTGGGATTTGCATTTTTTTAAGTATTCTTCTTTCATAAACGCCCATATATGAACCATAAAATCCTGGATAACTGTTGACCGAAACAGAGCCTTGATATTGCGAAAGAGTTTCGTAAAACTTTTCGACATTTTTAAAAATAACTGAATCCTGCAATAACAAAAACTTTTCAATATTTGTGTGTTTCATTACAAAATTTATCTTACCTATTTCAAAAGTATAGTCAGATAAAATCATAACTGGCCTTTCACCAAAAGATTGCAAACAATCCTTTAGCCACGCTTCTCTCTTAGGAGTAGTGCAAATCACTGTTATCATATTCTTTGTTTAATTTCTGTTGAAGAAATGCCTTTGGTATAAGGAATGTATATTAAGCTGATATTTTTTTCATCCAACCAATCTTGGGTAAACTGCATCTGTTTGTAATAGTCTTTTCTGGCCCAATCAGTGCCAATGGCTATAATATCAGGTTTTATTTCTAAAATCGTTGGCTTGGAATCAGCGCCACCAGAATTAGCGACAACTTGATCAACATATTTACAGGCTTTTAAAACAGCCATTCGGTCAGAAAAACCAACAATCGGCGGTTTACCTTTATATTCTTTGATGAACTCATCTGTATTCAACGAAACAATAACATTTCCCGATTTACCTGCAATCTCTTTGCACCTTTTCAAAAAATTGACATGCCCAGCATGAAATAAGTCAAAAGTACCACCCGTGTAAACAACAAGATTAAAAACTTGGTCAATCATATTTTCGATTATTCTTTTTTAAATTGGTAAAAATAATCCCAGCTGTCACCCGCTATCCACTTACCCTCACCTTCGCAAGTGAATTCCTGAGTAAATACCTGCCAATCAGGTTTGTCAAGTTTTTTTGAAATAAAAGCTCCACCATCTTTCCAAAGGACTCTATTATTTGGCTGCAAAAATAATTGATTTACAGGTTTACTGTTTTTGTCTTTCAATCCCCAAATAACATGACCGCATTTATGCCCACCAGCCATTTCAGAATATCCGTAAGAAGCGTCTGGATTGTCGTGCCAATCAATAGTAAAAAGATATTTGCCTTCAATCCATTCGTGATTTTTTAATTGAATATTGACCTTAGAGTTTTTGTGATACTCCCATCTGGTTACTGAAATATCGTAAGAAAAACAATCCCATAGCTGAAGCCAATCTAATGGGAAATCAGAATGTTCTGGCTCATTAACTAAATAATGAATTGGAACACGATCATGCCGCGAGCCAAACTCTGTCATCACCTGAAAAGTCAAGCACCTTCTTGTTAAGCTGGTTACTCCAAAGACTTCGCATAAAACATATTTGGTTTTGTCGTTTTCGTTATTGTAAAGAAAGTCGCTTTTTAAATAAGCGGGAAATACAGGAATATTTGCGTTGAGGTGAGGCATGTTAAATTGTTTTCCAATAATTAATAATATTTTTGGCTATTGTTTCTACAGATGGAATGCACTTAAAATTAATTTTTAATGGACAACTTTGCGCTTTAGGTTGATAAAGACCCATTGGAGTTTTGTAATATTTAAAATTGCTCATACATTTTTCTTCGCAATTTCCTTTTATAACTGAAAATTTATAATCGTAAGATCCTTTTCTAGATGGTCTGTGCCAATAATCTTCAAAATAAGTATTTATTAAAAATATTTGAGTTTGTGTTGACCCCGCAAAAATATACATTCCAGTATCAAATGAAATAAAAGCTGATGATTGGTTTATCGTGTGCCAAGTTTCACTTAAAGATGAAGTTTTGCCTATTAAATTTACTCCATTTCTTATTTCTAGACTATAAGTATGTTCAGTTGGCCCCTCAACAACAACTGGAATATTGTTTTCATTCAAAATATCAACAAGTTTTTGCCAATTTTCTTTGCCCAAATTTCTATCTGGGCCTCTTATTGAGGCATTTAAATAAATATATTTTGGAGGTAAGAAATTAAGAGGTTGTCCTTTTGGATAAAATTCAATTTCTTCTTCATGCGGCAAAAGAGATATTCTACAATGATTAGCTATCATTTGCCTGTTGTTTGAAGTAAAAAATAAAAATCCATCACCGTTTTTATAAGGATCAAAAAAATAATGATTGCCGTTTTGACTTTTTTTATCAAAAGTCTCTGAATCAAAGATTTTATCTACATACGGATTATTTAAAAAAACTTCAGGATATTTAGTAACTACATCTAACTTTTGATCCAGCGTCAAAGAAAGTTTTTTTATAGTCGGGAGAAACCATAAAACATCTCCGAGTCCAATCCATTCTGGCCCAGTTGAAATAATTGGTTTAATCATGTCTATTAAATATATTTTACTTTAAAATTCTATAAAAATTATATTGACAATGCTCCATGAAGTGAAACGAAAAACCAGTTTCAGAAAATAAATTAAAAATTTCTTCATGAGTTAATCCAATAAAATTTTTTTCTTTAAATTTTAAACCTTTTGGTATTGGCCTTTCGTCAAGATCATGTAAAGTTTTTTTATTACTGAACAGGTCTTCAGGATCAAAAAAAGATTTATTTATAACACACACTAAATTTTTGATATTAAAATTTTTTGCTGTCTGAACGAAATTTTTAATATCATCGGTAGATGCAGCATTTACAAAAAGATAGTCTTCATCTCCATCTGTTTTATTAAAAATGATGTGATGGTCGAAGTATAACTCTTTCAATAAGTTTTCTTTTTGAGAGTTTAAACATTTTGAATGAAAAGAAATCTTTAATTGCTGAGAGGTTTCTCCAAATGATATATCAGAAAAACAATATTTAAAATCTAAAATTGGATCAAAATATCTATTAAAACTATCAAATTCAGGATTAAGTCTTCTTTTTTTTATTTTGTCAGATAAATAAATCCTTTCATTTTCAACACTATGAGTAGGGGTTGGTACAGAAGAAATAGACTCCTCTCTGGAGCTTCTGCGATATAAATCTCTAGGCAAAGATAAAACTTTCCCATACTCTTCAATAGAGCACACTAATGAATAATCATTGAAATAATGTTTCATTAAATTATCTGGATTGAAATTATAAATAATGTTACAATTATTTCTCCAAGCTCTAAAAAAAGTCATATACCCACAAGATAAATTATTAAATAATCTATTATCTAAAAAATCATACCACTTCCATTTTTTATCTTTTTCGTTGATTTCATGTGCCGCAGATATCATTAATATAACATCTGGAAATTTTGTAAAAAAATGATGATAAACTTCAAGAGCTTTTGGTACTAGGGTATCATCTGAATCCATTTGTACTATGATTTCTGCGTCTTTGCAGAAATTTTGTGGATTCCAAAACATTTCTTTTTTATAGTACTGGTCAACATATTTAACCTTTCTATCATTTTTTGCTATCTCCATCAGCAATTCTTTAGAAGATGAGTGTTGAGAAAAATCATCAGTTACAATCCACTCCCAATTTTTATAAGTTTGAGCTTTAATTGAATTATAAAGACGCTCAACATGATGAGAATTATTATAAAAAGATGTAGTAAGAGAGAATCTCATAAATCGTCTTCGCTATCTATAAACTCATCGTACTCTTCGTCAATAGAATATTTTCTTTTTTTATCAGAAAAAAGTCTGTTATCTTTGCAATAACTACATGAGCCATGATTTCTGCAAGTGTGATCAAACGCTTTTGACCCGCGATACTGCTTTCTTTTTTCCTTGCCGTGTTTTATTGCTTTTTCGAGTCCCATTTTTATTTTTGATAAATTCTTCCATGCTTTCCACAGTCATCACATCAAGTTTAGTCGTAATATGTTTATAAAAATCAGGAAAATTTTCTTTTAACATAATTAAATTATTTAAGGACGATTGCATTGATGGGCGGTTAAACGAGTGATATAATGCTTTAACAGCAACCTCATCTCCTTCAACGACAGCTTGCCTTAATGCTGGAGACATAAAATAAGCTGAGAAGCAATCTGATAAACTTTTAGCCATCATAGCGACAGATAACTGATACGCTTCTTCTTTGGTACAGAAAACATCTATAGGTATGTTCCACGAAGTCAAAGGATTATCTTTGTAAGAAATATAAATTTTAATATTTTTATCAGTAATATTTTGCCAAATAACTTCGCCCAGAAATTGCTGACAAACAGAAAAGAAATTTTGGATTTTTTCTTGAGAGTCTGGAGAAAGTTGAGATAAAATATCTCCTTTATTGGCCGCTCTTCTGGTCATTTCTATGATAGCTTTTTTGTAATTGGTCTTTGTTACTTTAAATCCGACAATAGTTTCTATTTCAGATTTGACTTTTGTAATCTCCTCAAAGACCTTATTTTCCTGCTCTTTTATAGTCATCATAAATCATCCACCTCCACAAGATGCGCTAAATGCTTTCTTTCTATTTTGAGGAGCCAGCCATCATGCGTAGCCCAATGCTCGCAATCGGCGTCAAATAAATCCTTTTGCTTGTTCCAGACAGAAAACTCTTGATCTTTGTAAAGATAAATTGGCTGCGACCTTACGCCAGGATAATAATAATTATCAGCAATTACCTCAAAAGTACATAAAGGTTTGTACCATTTCATAGAATAGACTTTAGTTCAAGGGCTGCTCTAGAGAGATATTGCATATTATAATTTAACCAACCACGAAATACAATCCTATCTTCAAGAAAGTCGAACTCTTGTACCTCCATCAAAAACTCGCCATTTAAATCGGGACATGTTAATTTAACGAAATTTGGCGGCGGCTTTTGGCTGTAGATTTCACAAACATATGTTTTAGTTAAATCAACACCAATTTTCTGGGCCGATACATTAGGTACTACAAATCGTGTTAAAAATTTCATTTGATAAATTCTTTTATTTGATTGATTGCTGTTAATTTTTCGTCCATTGCTTGAGAGAAGAATGTCTGTTGGTACATCAAGTTTGCTTGAAAAGCAAGTGAGTTTGCGTAATTAATTACGCCATTTTTAAGTTTATCATTGTCGAGAATAAAACATTCTGGAATAACATATCCGCATTGTTTGATAGTGTTAGAGCAGTCCGCGTCAAATAACATCACAACATCAGACATTAGAGACTCATAGAAACGATTGGCAAGGAAAGCGTAGTGAGTATGAGTGTGTTCATCTTCAATATAAATCGAATATTTAAACTTTCTCAAATCTTCGTTATTTTTTTGCCACTCAAGTTTAGGTATGTAGTTGCACTTGCAGCCAAGAGCTTCAAACTTCTTCCAGTTTTTATTAGAAGCAGAAAGAAATACTCCTTCGGTTAAGAACTTCTTGAATGACTCAGCACGCCATTTGCGATAAGTACCATAGTAAATAACGCCATTCTTATTTGAAATATCAACTGGCGTTCTTGTGTCATCCATAATTAATGAATTTAAATTAACAGTAAGCCATTTGTTAATAAAATCATTAAGTTTCTTATTTGCAATATTCTTGTTCAATATCCAGTGCCTATAGCCTTCTCTGGGGTTGTTGCAAATCATATCGTAACTCAGACCCATGTTCTGAATGCCCCAGCGCAAAAGCTGATTGTCCTCAACATCGTGATCATTTACCAGCCAAATGTAGCGAGCATTCGGGTTCTTTTCTAGAACTTGACGGTAAGGGACATGAGGCATATAAGGCGAAGCATAGCAGCAAATAATAACATCATACTGCTTCTTTAGGACTTCTGGCAGGAAGTACTCGCCGTCAAGAAGGTCTGCTCCCAAAGCCTTCTTTAAAATAAGACTATTTCGACAGTGAACAATCGATGTATCACTATAGTCTTCTGCAAGAGGCTTTCGCTTACTGGTCGCTTCGATTATCAGGATGTTCATTGTCTAGTAATTTTAAATGTTTAAGATATTGTTCTTTGGCGCGGCTTTCGCTTGAGTATGGGCCATAGCATACGTTTCGGGTTTCGTTCCAAAAGTACCAGCCATCGCCAGCCCACCCAAAACGCTCAAGGTCAAATTCATGATATAGCTTTTCAATAGAGTCACACCAACATTGTGACTTACCTGGGCGTACAATATGTAAGCCGCAATCCTCATTAAGATTGCATTTGTACCAGATATTGCCAAAGCCATCATCTAATCTATTTGGATCTTTCGAATTCGCCTTGCTCATTTGAATAAAAAATTTCTTTGAAAGCTACGTCTTTCAACAGTTTTTGACAGTATTTGCACGGTTTACCCATAGCAACCCTATTATTTCTGTCAATACGAAATGTAACTAAAGTGTGTTTAGCGTGATCAACGTTGCCAGATTTAATTACCGCGCAAGCCTCTGCGTGAAGCCCACTACCATCAAAATAACCATACTTTTGGTTAATTGGATGAGATTTTTTTGAGTTTTTGCCTATTGATATGATCTTATTTTTATTTAAAATAAACGCAAAGTGCCGACACCGTAAGTCAATGTCGTCATAAATAATAAGGTTTCTCGCAAGCTGAATAAGCCTTTCGAACTTCATTGTCTTCGACAATACTGGTTTTATTTAATTTGTCAAGCCTTTTTTGAGCAAAGCGTGATAAATTCTTCGTTTTCGTTCAAGATTTCTTTAAAACCCAGAATATTTAAAAATTTGATGTATGTTTGAATTTTTTTTCTTTTTTTATAGACTTTAGCCAAAAATATTTTAAATTTAGAAGAGTTTAAAACTCTGTGAAATTCATCGTACATTTCTTTTGTTTGCAATATATTTGGATCGCTTAAAGCCAACGCTAATTCAGCGGAAATATTAGTTTCTGGTCTTATTATAAAAGCGGCGAACAGCTTGCCTGTTGGCGTTCTAAAGACAAAAGAAAACTCTGTATTCTTATTTATTAAATCCACAATTTCATTTAAAAACAACGACGGTGCAGATATTGAACTTAACCCGAATTTTGATTGGGCTACAATGGCTAATTTTAATGCTTCGGGTATATCCTTGGGTCGCAAAGCATCGACAACAAAGGATTCTATTTTTATTTTGTTTTTTAAGGCCATCGGTGTAATATAATCTAAGGGTAAAAGGAAATGTCAAGGGCTTCTAATCAAAAAATTAATGCGGAGCTGTTTTCTCTAGAACCAACAGCATTGTTGGAGTTTTTTGTTATTTATTACGATTACGTTAATAGGCCCGACGATAAACTTTATGTTCATGGGGGAACCAACAACATAAATGGCTCTGTTTATTGGCAAGGCGTTGAGTATCTGCCATTTCCAATACAAAGTTCAGGTTTTGAAAGTAAAGGCGACGGGTCTTTACCAAGGCCCAAGTTAGCTATTTCAAACCAAGACTTTTTCGTCTCTAACTTAATTAGACGCTACAATAACCTTGTTGGGGCCAAGGTCGTCAGAAAGAGAACATTTGTTAAGTTTCTCGACAATCAAAACTTCTCAGAAGGCAAAAACCCTTATGGCTCGGCTGATGCAACAGCGGGTCTTGAAGATCAAGTTTTCTTTATTTTAAGAAGGGCCAGTGAAAATAGAGCAATAGTAGAATTTGAGTTAGCTTCCCCGCTTGAATTAGATAATGTAACTTTCCCTAAACGCTCAGTGATGGCTCGCTATTGTGGCTTTCATTATCGCGGCAATGGTTGCAAATACATGGGAGTACCAGTTGCTGACGAAAATAATATGCGTTTAAGAAAAGCGTTGGATTTTAGGAACGGGTTGATTAGAAGATACTATACAGCCGCTGGTGCAAGCGTTCCTAGCACATCAACATTTACGAGTATTGTTGCGGCTGCAACTTATAGTACTGAAATTATAACTGAAACTACAAGTATAGTAGCGGCAGACAATACTGCAACGGAATTTATTGGATATTTAAAAGTTGATATTGATGAAGCTGGAGTTTATGAATTTGGAGTTGATCCAGATGATTCGGCTGAATTATGGATAAATGGAACTTTAATTGCATCCGATTATGGACCAGGAGCACAAAGCGGTTCTGCTCCCAAAGGAACAACAGGGCAAATACCTTTGTCCGCTGGATACCATAGAATTTTTATAAGACATTACGAACAAACTTCTGCTCAAGGATTAACTATTTATTATAAGATTCCATCAACATCTGCCCCAAGTTGGGTAGCTGTACCTTCTTATAAATTTTATTATGATCCAGCAGAGCAAAGTGTCTTAACATCTTCTCAAAGATTTTTTACATCGTCTCAATTATCAAGTTGGGTTGGTTTAAATAACAGTGCTTTATATGATGGTCTGAATAGAGGAAGATGGCAGAATGGAGCGGCATACAAAATGGGAGAGTATGTTTATATTGAAAACCATAATATAAAAGTAGCCAAAAAGGATATAAATGCTATTCCTAATTGGACCCCATTGCTAAGATTTTATATTTGTACAAAATCCCACACAGCAACGGGATCAAAATATCCCGCATTCAATAAAGAACATTGGGCTGGAGATCAGTGTTCTAAAACAGTTGACGGATGTAAATTAAGATTTGGCAACGAAAGCCATTTACCGTTTGGTGGTTTTCCTGGTACAGAAGAATATTCAATAAGCTCACAATAATGCAATCAATAATCGATCACGCTAAAAATTCCGATAAAGAAGTTTGTGGTTTCATTTTTATGGAAAATGGAGAATTGAAATCAGAGCCAGCAAGAAATATTGCTACGTATCAAAATGATGTATTTGAAATTCATCCTTTAGAGATTTTAAAGTATCTCAGAAGCGGCAAATTGGTCGCAATTTATCATACTCATCCAACAACAGGAGAAGAAGAGTCCAAGTTTGATAGATTTAATTGCGAAAACTGTTGCGTACCATATTTAATCTATAGCAAAGAAACTCAAAAGTTTAATTTAGTTTTGCCAAGACAACTGCATGTAAATAAAGCGTATGTGGAGGCATTAAAAAAGCAATATGACTAATGTATACTTATACGGCGAATTGCGAAACAAATTTGGTGAAGAATTTAAATTTAATATAAATTCTCCAAAGGAGGCTTTACTTGCGATCAACTCAAACAAAAGAGGATTTTTGAATGAAGTCAAAAAACTTGCAATGCAGGGAGTACATTACAGAATTGTTGTTGATGATGCGGTAATTCAACATCCAAAAGAAATAGAAGTTCAAAAAGCCCCAAATGAAATTCATATAGTTCCGATTGTTTGGGGCGCAGGAAAAAATGGAGCGGCAATTGGAATGATTATTGTGGGAGCCGCTTTGATAGCGGCGACAGGAGGATTTGGAGCGGCTGTAGCTAAAGGAATGGCTACAGCTTTAGGTACAACCGCTCTTTCTGGAGGAGGCATGTTGGCTACGACGTTAGGAATGATTGGAGCAGCTTTGGCCGTTCAAGGCGTAATGACACTTCTTTTCCCCCAGCCTAAACCAGACTTTAATCAAGAAGTTCAAGCTGGTGGCAAATCTTATTTATTCGGCAACAAACCATCTAACACTTCTCAAGGCCAAGCTGTTCCAGTTGGTTATGGACGTTTGAAAATCGGCTCTTCTCAAATCAGCGCGGGAGTGGACCACTACGCTCTGACCACGGATATTAAACAATTGATGACTCCTGTTGACAAGCCAATTAATGATTATCTTGAACTTGTTGCGGAAGACGAAGCTGAATCTGGAGGTTCAGTTATTGATAAGTTCTCAACAGAACAGGCAGTTGACATGGAGGATACGGTTACATTCTGCTCAGTTAATGTTTTGAATTCTTATATAGATATAACTACTAATAGCGCAGATAAAGTTATATCAACCCCAGTAGAAGTTGTTGTGAGAAGAAATGGAGAAATTATTTCTAACCCAGATTTGACTACGTTTGATGAAGACGTTACTTACGAATGGGAAGAATTAAGCAATGACAGTTCAAAGGGTAAAGTAAAAATAGAAAATCCATACGCAGTTAAATCAGGACTTGTTATTAGATCTTATCATACTCCAGATTTTATAGTTCAATCTAATTTTACTGGATTGAAAAGTAATCAAAGTGGATATTTTCAAAAATATTCTGTAGGAGAATTAGTTAAATTTGGTCCTGCACAATTTAATAATTTAAAATTTGGAACTTGGGACACTGGATACAATTATTTTAGCGGTGAGTTAATAAATTATCCAACAGGATCAGATACAAACACATATTTTCAAGCTATTGTTGCGACAGGATTTTCAGGACAATTACCAACCGGAGCCGGTCCAAGCATTAATTCAACTTATTGGAGAAAAATTTTACCTCCAAATCTTGAATATTTATATAAATGCTTTAGTGCTGTTTCTGGGCATTTGCCAACTACGGGAGCATTGGCAGGAGGAGCACCAGTTCCAGAATCAACTTATTGGACTAGAGTTGAAACTCCTACTACTACAGCAGAGATGAATACTTTATTCTCTGACTATCCAGCCTACGAAAATAAAAATCAATATATTTATATTGGCGCAATAGACAATGTATACGAAGGTAAAATAAATGGAACTACAGCAAATATTGATAACTATGGGATGGAGTTTCTTGGTTATTTTTATGTGCCGACAGTTGGTGGCGATGGTAAAAGTTTTATAAAAGATGTTTTTGAAGTTGGAACAGGCACTGGATTGTACGAAATTATTAAAATTGGAGATACAGGACAATGGAGTGGTTTAGGATTTACTGGACTAGGTGGAACAGCTATACCTCCAAGAATAGGCTCAACATTTTATAAAAAACAAGTGCAAGGAACTGGAAATGGCAAAATAATGCCAGTAGGCGCATATGAATTTAAACTTGACTCCGATGATGCTTCAGATTTATATATAGATTCTACTTTGGCTAGTGCATATTACAGCGGCCATGCAATGTTTTCTGGATTTGCAAACCCACCTTGGATCAGTCAACCAAGCAGCGCTGAAATTTCTGGACTTAATTCTTCTACTACAACATTGTATTTAACTGCTGGCTATCATCGTTTACTTGCAAGACTGCAAGATTTAAGAGGTAGCGAAGGAATTAGTTTATATTATAGATATGACACTAACAGAGATGGAGTATTTTCAAATTGGCAACTCGTACCAAAAGAAAAATTATTTCATTCTGTTTCTGATTTAACCACGCCAAAAACTCAAAAATTTTCTGATATTGGAAAAAGAACAATCACAGCATCAGAAATGATTGCTGGAGAAGAATATAAAATAGTAACGCCAAGCACTACAAATTGGACTTTTATTGGATCTCCATCTTCTGACGCCCAAATTGTTTTTGTCAAAAATTCATCAACCGCGACAAATAACGGAACTGTCGCAGAAGATTTTATAACTTACTCTGAACAGGTGTCAGCCGAATCAAACAGATTGGTAAGATTTGAATCACAAAGGCCAACTATCAATGGAGCAAAAAGTGCTGGATATTCTGCTTATAAAGCAAGATACAGATGTAAAGTTAATATAAACAACAAGCAAACGCTTTACTCTTCTCCAGTTAAAATAAATATACAATTCTTATCTACGACAACTTCATTCAAGGGAATTGGCGAGCCAATCTTATCCCAAAGTGTTCAAACAGCCTAATGAAAATTTTAAATCCAATTAGATTTTATAGAGGATCAAAAGGAGATAAAACGATACCAGCTTTAGTTCCTCCAGATCAGCAATCTTTATTAAGATCTATTTCGGTTTCAGAAAGCGTTGATTTGCTTTGCGAGGGTCCAATTTATGGACTGGTTGATCAATTTGGCAAAAAAGTTTATGGATTGGACATGCTCAAAGGTATTTATTTAAATAAAGTACCAGTAATGAATTATGATGGCAAATATAATTTTAGAAATGTAGTAATGGAAATCAATTTAGGAACGGAAAATCAAACTCCATTACAAAATTTTAAAAATGTATACATATGGAGACCAGCTAATTTTAAATTACTTGGGCCAATAACAACAGATCAAGATGTTAGGCCAGCAGTAAATGGAGGATCGCCAAGAAACTTTACTGCATGGGCGACGGGCTGGCCCACAGATACTAAAGATCCATTTATTTATGTTCATCATGTAAAAAACAAAGATGTTAAAAAAATAAGAGTAAGTTTAATTGTAGAGGCTCTATTTGATACAGTTGATCAAGGTAGAAGTGACGGCTCCGCTGGTTCAATGGGCATGAGCAAATCGACTAATTTAACTATTGTTGTAACCTGTGGAGTAGAAGGCTCAAATAAAATCTTTACTAAACAATATGAGTTGAATGGAACTGTCCAAAGCCCATATGCATGTATGCTTGGCGAACCATTAAGCCAATTTAATTCGTCTTCAAGTTCTGGCGCAGCGTCTTCTGTTGCAGGAGGTCTGGTAAATAGAAATTCATTTGTAATCGGAAGTATTGGCGCAAGAACCGTTGGCCTTTCATCGGATATGTTAGAAACTCTTAAGCCGATAACTCAAACATCAAATTAATATGGCATTAGAAAAAACATACGAAGAAGTTTTAGCTTCTAAAATAAGCCCCAGAAACTATTCTGCGGTATTGCCAATAATTTATAATTTAAGAAAAAGAGCCCAGAAAGACTATTTCCCAAGTGCTCCGAGCAGAATAATTTATAATGCGGGTGTTGTGGGAGATGGCGCTACTGCTGTATTTAATTCGATCACTGGTGGAGGTGGAAGTTCTGGAACAGAATTCACAAGAGGGCAAACTATCACATTATCTGGAACAGCAACTTATATATTATCAGATGGTACAACTCCAACTGTTAAACCTGCAATAAATATTGTTGCACAGATAGATATGAATATTAAAAATGCAGAGAGAAATTTAATTCCATACCAAGTTGAAGCTCTTGCCACAGAAATAAGCTCTGCTGGTGTTTTTAGTTTTGTTATTCCCGCCTCAATAACAGAAAAACTTAGCATTGGAACTCATTATGTTTATATAGATGCGGCTTCTCCAGATAATAATCCATTTAGATTAATAGCGAGTGGAACATCTAACGATCCAAATAATCAATTTTTTAATACAAGAACCTTTATAATAACAGGATAAATTTTATCATAAAATATAATGAGCGAACCAAACGGCGAGAATATAGGAGGTGGTACAATTGATACAGACGTTATCAGTCAAGCTGGACTAATCAGTTCAAGTGAAATTGTCTTGCCTGACGCTGAGAATGGAAGAGACAGGTTTATCACAATTGAAAAGAAAAGCCCCGAAACTATTTCTCCACTTGTTAAAAAAGAAGTTTCTGTAGATGGTATTTATGAAGTAGTTGATAGAAATTTTTCTTACCCATTGACCGCTCACGTTGGATTAAAATTTGATTCAAGAACCTTTTCCAGTATTCCTCAAAGAGAATTTGACGTTAAAATGAAGAAGGTTAAGGTACCTTCTAATTATTTTCCTCTTGGCGGTAATGGTTTAGATAGAAGGTATGTTTTTTCAAATCCAGACTATCCTGCAAATCCAAATACCCTTGATGTTATATTTGTAATTGACCAGAATATGAATACGGCTACTCGCCAATTGTTAAAAAGAAATTTGAGTCAATTTATATTTAAACTTTTATCTGGATATACAAATACAAGATTTTCAATATGGCAGACTGCTGCAAATAACACTAATTTTGTAGTCAACGAAGCGACTCAGGAAACTATAAACAATTTTACATATTATAATTCAAGTAGTTTTGCAGAAGTTGAAACACCAGATTCTGCTGGCGCAAATCAAACTAATTTGATTAAACTTCTTGATGCTGCTCTAAGTGCCTCTCAACTCAGTCCAGCGGTTAATCCAAATGAAACGAGCATAGCTAATTTCTTTTTAAGAAAAACGCAATTCAGCATAACAGATGAAGTTGGAAAAAATTCTGAATCGACAGTCACGGAAAAACTTTGGGTTAATACTGTTAGAAAAGTAGTTTATTTTTCTGGATCAACTCCAGAAACGATGACTCCAGAAACTTATCAAATATCATTAAATAGAGCAAGGGAAGCTGGAATTCAATTTTACTATTTCCATACTGATCCAGATTATTCTGGCACAAGGACTTTAAGAGAACTCGCGGAAGATAGCGGCGGCGCTAAATTTAACTTAGCAAATGATTCCGATATTAAATTACAGCAATTTTGCGACACGAATTTCTACGACAGCAATAGAGTTTATTATGGGAATTGGGACGGAACATTTAAATTAGCTTGGACGGACAATCCAGCATGGATTCTATATGATATAATTACAGACTTCAATTATGGATTAGGCAACTATATCGATTCTTCGTCTGTTGATAAATGGACTTTGTATGATATTGGAAGGTATTGTGACGCTGTTGATGACGATGGCCGATTCAAAGGAGTGCCAGATGGCAAAGGTGGTTTAGAGCCAAGATACACTTGCAATATTATCTTTTATAATAAAGACGAAGCCTACAATATATTGAAAGATGTAGCTGCTATTTTTAAAGGAATTATTTATTGGAACACTGAAGGATTTTCGTTTTTTGCAGACAAGAACAAAGAACCTTTAATTTATTTTGCTAACGCAAACGTAAAAGATGGAATTTTTAATTATACGGAAACAGCAAAGAACAAGAGATACACAAGCGTAGAAGTCACATACAACGACAAGTACGACGACTACAAAACAAAAGTAGAGTTTGTCGAAGATGTTGATGGCATCAGAAATTTTGGCCTTAATCCATTTAAAGTTAATGCCGCTGGCTGCACTTCACGATCAGAAGCAAGACGAATTGGTAGATATATTTTATGCAGTTCAATGTTTGAATCTGATACCGTTACATTTACTGCGGGCTTAGAGGGCGCATATCTACAACCAGGAGATATCTTTGGAGTAAGCGATGAAATAAGAAATGTCGGTAGAAGTTTTGGAAGAATACTAGAAGTTAATGAAAGCGCAAAAACAATAAAGATTGACGGCGAATTTGTGAGCGGGCTTGCGTCTGGAATTTATATTCATGTTCCATCTGGTAACTTTGCTGTTTCTGATTTAAATTCTTTAACTGGAAGCGATGGTGGGTTTACTGGCACTCTTGAACAAATTAGAGCAAGGAGGCAAAGACAAACAAGAAAATTTAATATTCATACAGTAGTTGACGATACATACGGAGCGACACTAACCGTCACTGGAGACTTTTTATTACAATCAGTAATTACTGATGTTTATACCTCCGAATCTAGAGTTTCGGGATCTTTATATACTGGATTAACTACATTAACTGGAGCAACTTACACTTTCCCAAGTCATACAGTTGTCGATGGAAATCCAAGATGGGACACTTTGACATTTTCTGGAGTTTCTGGTGTTTTATCGTATTTAGAAATTGATGTTAATTTTTCTGGAGATGCTGGAACTGGGTCATTAATATCTGCATCAACCCCAAGTTGGGAAGGAATTATAACTGGTTTTAATAATACTAGTTTAGCCCAAAGTGGAGATTTTGCTTGGATTATTGGGTCTAATTCAAGATTAGAAGCTTCTAGTGCAGCTGTTATTTATAGATACAATAGTGGAGGCGCTTATGAGCAGTCTGCCTTCTTAGGTAATATTAACAGCATATGGTCTAACTCTGTTTATACTAACGCAAGTGCTGGAGATGTTGTTATTGCTATGTGGCCAAGTGGGACACTAGACTCTACAACTCCAAATGCAATATGGTCAACCGGATACGCAGCAACAGAAGTATTCAAATTAGGATTAGACACGAATACTAGCAAAGATAATTGCTTATATTGTGTCGCGCTAATTAAAGAAGGTTATCGTCTACTTGAAGCTGGTAGTAAAAGAGGTTTAGATTATCCTGGTGTAAAATTTAATTATAGAGATTTATTAGCTTATTCTAAGTTACGCCCATACTATACATTCGTCCAAGCTGATTTTGGCAATAGAGGCGAATCAAATTATGAAGAATGGCAAGCTGGAAGAGAATACGCTGTTGGCAACATTGTAAAATATAATTCAGAAACTTATATTTGCACTAGAGCGCATCAAAAATCTGCTACCACTTTTACTCTCGACTATATTTCGACTAATTCTGATCAATCTAAGTGGTCAAAGGGTAACTCTTTCGGCTATTATACAGTAGGGTTACCTAAAGACTTTTATGGTTCAAGTAAAGTTTATTTAAATGAAACTTTAACTGCCGCCCATGTTTACAGTGGATTTCTTTCTCTTGGTTTAGATGTATATACAGGAGCGGGAACTTTGGGTCAGAGTGATTTGAGAATTTTACCTGAAGCAAGTGGAATTGGTTATAGCGGATTAATATACGGCACAGGATATCCAAGAGGTTTTTATAACCTTTCCGTAAATACAGAGCCTCAAAACTTAGATTTAATTTCTGAAGGCTCCCTTTATGTTCTAAGTGGCTCTGGAGTTGAGCCAAAACTTTATAAAACAATTGCCACAAAAGAAGAAGAAGCTAATCAATATTCTGTGGTCGGAATTGAATATTTAGCGAATAAAGAAGATTGGATTGAAAAAGATATGATGGACACTTCTCCAAGTTATTATGTTCAAGGTCCATATGATGTAGTTGTTAAACCTAATCCTCCATCTGGTATAATTATTGCTTATTCAGTGAATAATACAGGAATATATATAAACTGGTCTGGAACAGATAGTCCTATAACTGGTTATAAAATATATGTAAGCAGGCCAGATTATTCTACGGTTAGCGATGAATATGATTCAATTACGGATGTTTATACTACAGCTTCAGGAGTAACAGATATCACTATACCAACAAATGGAATTTATGGCCAATATGATTTTGATGTTTATTCTCAAGGAGTTGTTTATAAATTATTGTCTACTGACGCCGCGCAAACATCAATAATTGTACTTCCACAAGCTACTTTAACTGGTCAATTAGGAGAAATTTATGGAAGAACAATTGTTAGCGGTTTTACAATTGATACTGCCGATAAAAATTCTTTAAATTATTCAATAATAGAAGATCTTGGCGAAGGATTTGCTTTTTATGGATTAGGAAATGGTAATTTTACATCCGCCGATGTTACATTTAGATGGAAATATGTTGACCCTACTGGCGGAATTATGTCTACAAAAGAACAAATTTTGGAAAATCCATTTATGAATTTTCCATTAGATGTCACATTAGAAATTTTAGATTCTGCTGGAAATATTTTAAAACAAATAAAACAATATCAAGGATTGTCTTATACAATTACTAAAGATATGAATGCTGAATTATTCAGCAGAGAAAGAGATTCTGCAAAAGATGTTCAATATTCAAGATCTTTGGCTTTAAGAGTAAAAGTTAAAGATGCCGGTAATAATATTTCAGATGCTACATTTTATGCTCATAATCAATACCCAGCTTATACAGACATACAGGTTATAGATTCTTATCAAAATTCTCCTTATTATATTCTTTCTGGATATTATGGCAGAAGAGACTTTACTGGATTGGCGGTCTGGAGTCCTGATGTAGCAAGTACAATTGGCGCTATAACAGTAGTTTCTGGATCTGGAATTAGAGATAGTGATGGAGATCTTATTAGGAGCGAAGATGATCTAATACCATTGACTTTTAGAGACGTTTCTGGAGCATTTTCAACTGCAACTTTTTATAATGGAACTGGTTTAAGCTCTGGGACAAGAACTGCGGTTGGTATTAACTATAGAGGAAGTGGAGAGGCTGATTACGAAGCATACGTTTATGCATATCAAGACTTAATAGATTATTACAATGCTAATGTAGATAAGTCTACGACAATTGAAAGTTGGGGATTAGAACATTATTTGGCATATGGAAGCGGCGAAGGAAGAATTGTACCATCAACAAAAGGTAATCCTTTAGGCATTGCAAACCTTTATGATATAACCACTGCAAATACAACAGGATTTTCTGGTATTTCTTTTACAGTACTAACAGAAGAAGTTTCCAAAGGTCAAATAGTTTTCAATTGTTATAATCCAAATTCAATAAAAGACGTTTATAGCGTAGACGTATATACTGGAGAAGGATATCCAGATATCATAAATCATACTGATATGGAGTCAGGAAATTGGTATGAAGTTGTAGCTACAGGTAATAATGTTAATTGGAAAGCAATTGGCGCTCCGATGCAAACTGGTATTAATGTTGGTGTCGAATTTGAATACAATGGCGTAGCGATAAACGGTACAAGCGCCCAAGTAAAAAGAGTGTTTGAAGCTGACGTTATAAATCACACTAATCAATTTAATTATGTAAATCTTGATAAAACAAGAAATTACGTAAATACAATTAGATTAGCGGAAGGTTTGGAAACAGGCAAATGGCATTATTTTAGATTTAGACCTTGGGATGATTTTGGTCCCGGTTTTCTTTCTCAGGTTGTTAGCGGATATCTTGAAGTTGAACCCGTGGAAACTGTAACTCCTATTGCAAATAAATTCACGTTAGATGGAGGCAGGAACGAAGATTTTGATGTTATAGACATTCACACAAGCTCACTTACAAAAGGTTTTAAATATAAAATTCAAACATTGGGTTCAACAGTTAATTGGACTGCAATTGGTGCAGAAACGGCAACTTTAGGTCTTGAATTTGAATACAATGGAACGACGATTTCTGGATCTGGAGGCAAAGTAAAAAGAGTAGAAACAGAATATAAAATGCCAGAAAGTCAGATCAATCAAATTAATTTGGTTACTCCTAATAGCGATTCTTCGATAACTCTTCCCGCAGATTTAGCTGAAGGAAATTCTGTGGTTATTGTCAATAGAGGAGGCAAACATAATCTTTACATTCTTGACGCTAACGGCAATGAAATCTCTGTTATCAGACCAAACGAAAGAGCCGAGCTATTCCGAGATGAATCGGAGTGGCTCGACTCTAGAGGTTCTATACTGTCGCTTGAGTAATTAGAATTTAATATCGAATACAGATTCGTCGATCTTACTGTCTACGCCTTTAACGTAAGAAGAAATTTCGGTCTCCTGTGGGGCGACTTGAATCTTCTTGCTATCGTAGAAACTATCCAACCATCCAGCAATAGGATTACCTTTTGCATTATATAACTTCTTATAACCCATAGAAGTTAGACGATTATCAGCAAGCCATTCAACATAATGCTTTAGCGAATCGGCAGTAAGACCAATTAAGCTGCCCTTTGAGAAAAGGTAGTCGGCCCAATCTTTTTCTGCATCTACAGCCATACGATAGGCCTCATAGATGCGGTCTTCGTTCTTTTTAATGATATCTTGAAAACCTTCCTTTGGCTGGTCACGCAAAACCTTCAAGATATTTTGAGTGATAGCGACATGAAGATTTTCATCACGCGAAATTAAATTAATAATTTTAGCGTTACCCTCCATCTTTCCGCGATAGCCAAAATAAAATGAACAGGCGAAAGAAACATAAAAGGTTACTCCTTCGGTAATCTGAGTCGAAAGAAGTGCGTCAAAGATTTGCTGCCTTGGGTCATTGCTCTTGGTATTAAGGAGAGCGTCATATTTATTAGAGATAAACTGTGCTCTTTTAACAATTTCCTTATCATCTAAAATAGAATCGAAGAACTTCGTGGCATCTGGATGTACATTCTGCAAGATATATGTATAACTATTACTATGAATAGTTTCAAAGAATGACCAAACATTCATGCAGATCTCAAGTTCTGGATTGCTGACATAATCAGAAAGAGAATTGATACTGCGCGACAGCATTGAGTCTGTCATGGTTTGAAAGCGGAGATTGCTATCGAAAACAAACTTTTCTTCTGGAGATAGATTCTTATAATCAGCCGCATCCTTTGTAAGATTAACTTCCTGTGGTCGCCAGAAGAAATTAATCTGCTGATCATAAAGATCATAGAACTTGGGATACTTTAGGCGATCATATCTCTGAATCGCCAAGTCTTCGCCAAGGAAGAGCGGTTGCTTAAGAGAATCTACGTTTACAGTGTTGAGTACGGTTTTCATTTTTATAGGGTGCAAGCTCCACCCGCGCAGCCTTGGGTGTCATCTTGCGGTTCTTCAGTTTTCACTTCTTGTTTAACTTCCTGTTTCGTATGTAATGCGGTCTGCGTGTCGCCGTCAAATGTATTTGTGTAGTAAAGATTTTTAATTCCATACTTATAAGCCAACATTAAGTCGCCAACAAGTTCTCCTTGACTTGGGATTTTATTTGGATAACGAGTGGCATTATAATAAAGATTAGTTGAGATGCTCATATCAACAAACTTTTGGAGAGCGGCAACTACCTTCAAATATCCTTGATTGTTGGGCATTTCAAATGCAAGGGTATAGTTATCTTTGTTATTTTTGATGTGAGGGACAACAACGGGAATAACTCCAGCTTTTGAACGCTTGTAAGAAATCAAGGAACGAGGAGGTTCAATGCCATTTGTCGATGACTGAATTACAGAACTGGACTCAACAGGCATCAAAGCAGTCAAGGTGCTGTGACGCATACCGTGAGTTTTAATTTGCTTTCTGAGTTCTTCCCAGTCACAATGCAGCTTCTCAGTAACAAACTCATCAATATTCTTGCAATAAGTATCGATTGGCAGAATGGCTTTTGAGAACTTTGTCTCAGAGAATAAAGCGCATGGTCCCTTTTCTTGAGCCATCTTAACTGAAGCCTTAATAAGATTATAGCTTACAAGTTCCATGATAGCGGCAGCTTTGTTGGCGGCATTCTTGTCGGTATACTTGACTCCAATGTTAGCAAGGTAGCCAGCAAGATTAGTAACGCCAACTCCAAGACTGCGGCGATTCTTTGCAAAGTTTGCAGCAGCAGGAACGAAATAATTTTGATGATCGATCAGAGCGTCCAGCATACGGACAATAATTTCGCATACAGGTTCCATCTCGTCTTTCACAACCTCAAGCAGATTAACGGCAGACAAAATACAAACGCCGATTTCTCCATTAGGATCGTTCAAGTCCTTGATTGGCTTGAGAGGGTGATTGACCTCAAGGCATAGATTACTAGTATCAACTTGAGCGTTCCAAGAGCCATGCGAGTTAGCATGGTCAACATTCATCAAATAAATGCGACCAGTCTCTACACGCTCTTTAGAGAACAAAAAGAAAAGATCACGGGCATTAATTGTCTTTTTAAATTTAAGACTTTTGTTCTTTTCTGCTGCTTCATAAAGTTCTTTAAATTCTGGCATACCAAAGCTATTCCAAAGCTCTGGAACTTCATGATAAGAAAACAAAGTAATGCTTTCGTTTTTTATCAAACGATCATAGAATGTCCGATCAAACCCAATGCAATAGTCGAGCTTGCGAACACGGTTGTCATCTGTGCCAGCATTATTTTTTAATACAAGAATGTCTTCGATATCATGATGGAACCAAGCGACATTTACTGTTGCAGATCCACCGCGAATACCATTTTGATGGCAAGACTTTACAGTGGATTCGAACATCTTGAGGAATGGAACTGGGCCAGTATGGCTAACCATGCCACCCTTAACAGGCGCATTGACTGCACGAAGACGACTTGCGTTAATACCGATACCATAACGATTTGCAGTAGCAAATCCAATTGCGCTATTATTAGCGAAGATAGATTCAAGCGAATCGTCTACGGTAAACAAAGCGCAAGAAGCATAAGACTTTAGAGTCGTTCTTACTCCTGCCATAATAGGCGTAGGCAAATTAATCTTGTGCTGGCTGAAATAATTATAAGCCTTCTTGATGTAGTTGGTGCGCTCTCCCTTATAATCCTTAAATAAGGTCATTGCAATCAACATATAAGCAAATTGCGGTGTTTCATACAGCTTCTTGGTAGTTCTGTTCTGAACCAGATATTTTTCGCAAAGCTGCTTAATCCCAGCGT